GATTTTCATATTGTTTTCTTTCAATAGATTCCATACATTAATACACGCTATAGGAACTATATCTGCAGTGGCAAATCCTTGGACAGGATAGTTCTTAACTGCAGTAGATTGTGTGCTACTGCCGTCTTTTCTTCTATAGATATTAGGGAAGTAATATTCTCGACCACTCGGTAGTCTTACTATCTTAGATTTAATTGCAGTATTTTCTAATCTCTTATGCCACTCTGCAATGTCCTCATACTTCTCTAAAAACTTTTGATAATATTCTTTTTCTTTTTTCTTACCCATCATTCCACCATACAAAGGTTTGAATGTGTGGGCCTTTGCGTCTTGTCTTGAACACCCAATAACATCTGCAGTATATTGATGAACATCAACTCCGTCTGCTATATCAATCATACCTTGTTTATCTTGTGCTAAGAATACTGCCGTTCTAAATTCTAACTGTGCAAAATCTACTTCTATAATTTTACCTTTGTGGAATCTAGATGTAATAGCTTTCTTGATAGGAAACTTATCACCTCTTGGCATATTTTGGAAGTTAGGTTTAGAACTAGATAGTCTTCCTGTAGTAGTTATGTGCTGATTAAATGAGGGATGAAGTATACTATCTTCTCTTGTATTATCTTTTATGCCTGTTATAAATGTATTAAGATAAGTTTCTACTGCACTATATCTCATAATACTATCTACAAATTCTTTTAGTTTACCTTCTGCAAATACAGATATTTTATTTAATGTATCTTTATCTGTTTTAAATCCGCCTTGTGCAGCGTCATGAACAGTTCTAGGGGACCAACCAAATCCTGCTTTGGCTTCTGTTTCTAAGAATAGCATACCCTCACCTTTACAATCCGGACACTTAGACATGTTCTTAAATGGTGTTCCGTCTACTTTAGTTTGTCTTATTAGGCCCACACCATTACAAGTTTTACATTGACTAGCTACAGTTTTATATACAGTATCAGTATACTTAGATACATTGTGTTGAAAATCTCTGTCTGTCATTCGTGGTCTTCTCTTAGGTCTTTTAGTTCTTTTATCTATACCAATATTAAATAACTGTACCCATTGCTTTTTATCTTGTACCTTTCTAGAATAAATAACTTTAGATAAATCCTCTGTGGAAGATAGATTTATTTTAGTATCACCCATCATTTCACTAACAATCTTATCTATTTTATTTTTTAATTTATAATACTCTTCGTTTAATTCTTTCTCAACTAATTTTAATTTATCATTGTCTACATAGTTTCCATTCATTTCCATATCTATTAGGACCCGTAGAAAATCATTCATTAAATCTCTAGTAGGAATTAAATTAGAATTAGCATGATTATTAAAGGCTTCTATCTGTGCTTCGTATAGTTCTTTTGTTATCTTAACATCTTGTTTACCATACTCTTCTAACTTTGGCATAGGTATTTCATCTATACCATATCCCTCATTCATGTAAGTAGATAGTATATCTGATTTTAAACTTATACTTCTACGTTTACAAGATTCTTTTAATGATACAGATTTTTTTTCACCTCTGTTAATTATGTATTCCCCTAACATTGTATCATATAGTTTACCTTTATATGTAAATCCACATTGATATAACCATGACATATCAAACTTAAGATTGTGTCCAATAACTAATTCTGATTTATCTAATATATCTTGTACTGATTTTTTATTATCAATCGCTATAGATTTTTCAAATAAATCTGAATGATAAAAGAAATAATATTCATCATTAATACCTACACTAACTAATCTATTGTCCGGATTAAATGGTGAAGGGTCTCCCTCTTTTGTAAATGTTGTTTCTATATCTAATACTGTTATCATTTATATCCTTTCTGCATAACGTGATATTGTGGGTCTAAGTATTACTTCAAACTCAGCGTGGTCCCCTGTTAGTTTATTCTTTGATAGTGTTACAAATCTAACACAATCATCCATAAAATTTTCTGCCTCATCTTCTTTACCAATACCTAAAATAATATCGGCCTCGGCAGCCTTACCTGTCTTAGAATTTTCCATTGTGCTAAACGTCACCCTAGACCTACCCTGTGCCTCTGCTGAAGCTTGAGACATTCCAATCACTAGTATGTTATGACGTTTGGCCAACTCTCTTGATTGAGTATAAACTTCTCTTAACTTTTCATGGGTAGCATTATATTTACCTGTCACATTTATCTTATCTAATTGGTCTATAATTAATATATCTACATCATTAGTAGAACAATACTCATCTAAATCATCCATAGTTTTTCCTACACAATCAAAATTTTCTATGTAAGGACTAATTGAGGCCCACTTATTCTTAGCCACATCTCTACTGCCATTAAGAATATTGCCTCGTTGTAATCCTGTAGAGGAATTAAGCAATCTCATTTGTGTTCTGATTGCCGGTTCTTCGTTAGCAAATATAGAAACTTTTTTTTGTTGCCATGCAAAACCTTGAGGTGAGGCCACAAGGCTAACCCAAAATGCAGTCTTACCTACATCTGGTCTAGCAAATATAATCATAAAGTTACCACGACCAATACCATTTGTTGCTCGTTGTAATGAAGGTAGATTAAATTTAAACTCCCCTTGTTCTTGTAAAGCTTCTACAATTTCGTCTACATCTTTTGTTACTGCTTCACTTTCTTGTTGTGTTTGTTCTTCATCTACATTAGCCATAAACTTTTCTACTTGTTTAAGACTACTACTACTTGGATTGTTAGATATATCTAAACATATCCTTGCTAACTCATCTGCTTTTTTAATTCTATACATGGACCTTAAAGCAGTAGAAACCACATCGTCACTAGGTGGTTCTTGATTTTCTATGTTATCTATTAACTCATGTATATTTTTTTGTGAAGCAAAACTAGTATTAGGATAGTAAGTATTGAAGTAAGCTAATCTTAAATCACTAAAATTTATTTCAGTAATGTTAGGATTATCTTTGTAGATATAACCTATAGTTTTATATAACTCTCTAGCACCATTCTGAAATATAGATTCTTCTATCTCTGATTTTAGTTTATCGTACTTATCCCTAGTAAGTAATGTTCTTAGGATATATAGTCTTAGGTTTCCTGTTTCCATTCATATCTTTCTATTGCTTTAATATTTTAACTCCAATAGTCTTGCTTCCATTTCACATTTCTTCAATTCTAATGCAGTCAAATCTTTTGTATCACAATTAACTTTTGTTTTTTGGATAGGTTCTAATTTTTCTATTATTATTTTATTATCTTTTTTGTCCCTGTCAAATGCCATTGAACAAGAACTAATGAATAATAATAATAATAGTCTACTCAACATAGTCTTCTTCCTCTATTCTAACATACATTCTCTCAATGTCAAGTGGTATTCCAAATTCCTCTTTAAAAGATTTTGAAACCCTGTTCTTACAAGTTTCATCTATATCAGATACATTATCTGCTACCTCTATCTCATAAGGTATTTCTATAGTGACAGTCATCAAGTGTTTTTTTCCAAACATATTTCCCCTTTCTAGTTATATTTGTTTGTACTGTAGTAGTCTTCGTATTGTTTTCTAGTGTATTCCACATGTTGTTTTTCTAATTTAACTGCATAATTTTTTGCTGATAGATAGTTATCAAATATTTTTTTATACTCTTTAAAATATACAACAGCACCCGTATTAGAACGAACATATCTAGGTATTTTCATTTTATACTTTATTCTATTACTAGTTCTTGGTATAAAAGATTTTATCTTTATAAAATTATTTTTGTATAATTGCATAACATAATCATTAACATCCACTATCTCATGAGTATTATTAATTTTATTAAATGCTCTAGCAAATCTTCTAAATCCTAATACCTCATTCCTTGTGTCTTTTCTATAAGGATTCTCATAGCTAGATATGTTATCGTATTGTGACCAATGTTTTTTTATTGCATCACTTTGAGCAAACCTACCCTTAATACTTTTTCTAGTATTACCTTTTCTTTGATATTCAAAATTATATATAAGTGGTTGTATTCTCATTATAAATATGGATTAGGTAGGTTTGATACTAAGTATATTAGAAATGCAAACACAATAGTTATTGATATAATTAATGCTATAAAGTCTCGCATAGTTTATTACCCCATTCTTTCAGTTCATCTACACCTAACCATTTCAAATCTTTGTCTATCATTTTAATTTGTGTAGGAATGATATGTGATAAACAATCTCTTAACTTAAAACTTTTTTCTGTTGCGTCTCTGTCCAAACATACAAAGGCCCTCTCAACTCTGTCTACTATTGGTTGTACAAAATTCTCTGGAATACTAGTACCCATTAAAGAAATGCCCGTAAAACCGGATATAGCGACCTTACAGGCTGATATACAGTCTTCCACGATAAATCCTACATACTTATTTGTACCTACTATAAATGGGGCCGGTGGTGTTCCATACTTGTACCACTTGGGTGCAGAATTAGAATAAGGATATAACATTCTACCTACTGCACCCACTACCTTCCCGTTGTCCTCTACCAAAAATACTAACCTATTCTGTTTAACATCATACATCAATCGTGCCTCGGTATCTAAGATACCAAAACTTTCTAGATACTCCCTCGCTTTATCATTACTATATACAGTCACAAAATGTTTCGGTATGACAAACTCTTTAGAAGGTTCAATATGTGAAGGGTTTAAAAATTTGTCCAAGTCTTCTGCTCGAAGTTCAGAATCTGTCATACCTTTTGCCGTGCAATTAGCATGAAAACAATTCCATACCAATCTTCCATTCTCATGTCTTACAGATAAAGTATTTCTATTTAAACAAAACACACAGTCCCCTCGATAGGATTGACCACTGCCTATATTGAGGTCTCTGATTTTGTCTAATTGATATCTATAATCCATACTTACAAGTATACACTAATTAAATACCT